TTTGNTACTGTTCTTCACGCTGTTCATTCTTTTTTTGCGTAGTAAAAAGCATCCACACGAATAACGCTGCGAATGCTCCCTGTTGAATCATGGAATTGAAGATTTGTTCTTCCATTGTTCTCATCCCCTTGTCATGGCAATAGAAAAAGAGCCCTTTTAGGAGCTCTTACTTATAATCAGGTCTAAATATTGTAATTCCTTCTCGGGCAAGTGTACGCATTTCTTCATCCAAACGATCTAATTCACTTCGTTTTACTTCTGGATTCATCTCGGTATCCGATTTTACAACATAATATTCTTTACGTAACTTAGCCATCTCTCTATCAATTCTATTAAATGCTTTCATTTCTTCGGCATTTGATGCATCTTCTTCATTCTTTTTACTATCCGCTTGAATCGCTTGTTGTTCATCCATGATATTATAGTAATCTTCCATGACCTGCCCACCACCTTGTCCATTTACAAAGAACGCTTTCGCACCTGGTGTCGATTCATTCCATTCTTGTGCAATTGGTGTAGGTACATCTTTATTAGATATTAATGAAATCGCACTATCTAATCCTTTCAATGGAAACTGACCTAATCCAGCCGTATATCCTTTATATAAATTATCAATTTTGTATGGAGAAGCTTCAATTCCAATCTTATCTAATGCACTTGCCATTTCACGAGCTGTTAAGCTCGTATTCGGACCGTATTGCTCTTTCGGTGAATTTTTCTCATCACGCTTTGGAACAATTGGACCATCCCTAAAAAAGCTATAGTTTGCCATATTCTCGACAATTGGTTGTAACGTAGTCGGTATCCACGGTACTTTCACCGCATCATTTACAGTTTTATCAAATCCATCAAACGCATACTGATCTCCCTCTCTATATTTATTTGCTCTTTCTACTGTATTAGCTAGTAATGAAATATCGAAAGGCTTAGGAATCCGTCCCACTTTATCAGTACCAGGAATGGCATATGACCAATACGTGTCCTTCTCTTGTTGCGGCATATTATCCATCATTTCTTTTTGTTTATCATTTGCACTTGCATAACTTGCGATGGCTAGTGCACTTGGTGGTAGGGTTGAACCTGCAATACGGGCACTTGTTCGAACTGGATGTTCCTTCATCGCACGAATTAATTTGTCTTTTCCTTGTACGTTTGCATTTAAGAACGTAAATATTCGATTGGCAGATTGCATGGAATTCCCCATACGGTTGAAATCCATTAAATCGCGCGCTTGATACGCAGCTTCCTCAGGCGTTAATCCTTTTTTCAATCCTTTATTATAAGCTCCGACTTTTGTTGCTTCTTCCGATACTTCGGAGATATTCTGTAGTACTTTCAGCCAATTTTTAGGATTAACAGGAGCTGTAATAGCCTTTATCGCTTTTGGAAGTCCAGATTCTTGTTTTTCTAATCCTGATAACTGTTCTTTCAACAAGTCACGATCGGCAGATAAATATCCACCATATGCACCGCCCTGATTTACCCAGTCATCATACACCTCTGAACCTTTCCCGAACTTTTTCTTCCCAACTTCTTTAAGTCCCTTTACAAAGTCGAAAGGATTATAACCTGTATCACTTACCACATAAGATGCAAACTGGTCACGTATTGGATTCCGTAATGCAAATTCAGGTGTTAGAGTTGCACCTGCTCGTAACCAATCACTCGGTTTCCCAGCGGCCAATACAAATTTATTTGTAACTTCCTTGTCCATTGCTTTCACTGCACGATACAATTCCGGTGCTAATTGATATTGCTGTTTCTCTCCATTTCGAAAAACAGTTACAATGTTCTCTTTCGCTACCGACTCTTTCCCATCACCTGCAAGCTTTTCAATCCATTTCCCTGCGCCTTCGTTTTCCGCTAAATCTGCTAGAGCTAGGCCAACTTTATTCCGTTCTATTGCTTGCATAGACTTAAAGGTATTTTTCACAATGCTTTCAAATGGATCAATGACATTTCGGCTCGAACCCTCTATACGCTTAACAGGATTGGTTAAATCTACAAATCCTTTTCCTCCGCCGAAACCTTCACCTATGCCTTCTTCATCAAAATAACGATTGAATGGCATGTAGTTTGGGTGTTTTTCACGCATGGCAGTAACAGCGTCTTTAGATAACATTTGCCCTTCAACCAACATATCTAGCAAAGAGTCATTGTAGGCTTTAATCTTTTGGTGTGCCGCTTGTATTTCAGGATTATCAAACTTCGCAATTGTTTTCTCTATCTCGTCCGGAGTAAACCCAGTTTTAATGCCTTGTTTTTCTAAGTCTCTTGCATGTGTAGCGGTCACATAATCCCGTATATCTGCCATATCAACCTTTGAATCTCCAAAGATATTACGGAACTCTTCTACCTTCATTTGCGCCTTTTTAGGCGTTCCCGCTGCAAGTCTTGCCTTCTTATAAGGAGAAACAGACGCATCCGCCAATTCTCCACCAAGTATTTCTTTCTCTGCTTTAGAAATCGGATAAAGTCTATCCATTACATCTGTATAGAACTCCTCTTTCGTTTTTGGTAGTTTTTGCAGTACTTGCTTCACACGCTCAAGACCCTTAGGTTTTTCATTTACATTAATTTTTCCGCGGAAACGCGCTTCATCCCCTTGATTCGCCCATATTTGCGCATCTTCTTGTACTTTTTTCAATCCCTTTTGTACATCTTCCGGAATGGTATTTTGAAAATGCTTCATAAATGCAGGCGCTTCTTGTTCTGCCATGGCTGGATTTAATAAGTATCGGCGCATAAATTCCGCCATACCTTCTTGACGAATTTGTTCAGGCGTATAATTTTGACCGGATGTGTGGGAACCAAGTTTCATTAATTCGTCATCAAATTTTGGGTCATTCAATCCAAATTTCTTATCCAAATGATGACCCGTTTCATGCGCTAACGTTTCTAAGTCCCCATAATCGCGCGTACGAATGACTTCGGGACTATTCTTATAAATACCCGAAACCGCATCGTCGCCGACTCCCATGCGCCCTGTACGAAGCGTGATGCCTACGTTATCACGGAAACTATCCATTAACTTTTTCTGCGTAATGGTCCGCCCATCTGGCGCCATAGCGGATTGAATGACCGGTGGTGCATTGCGCATCGCTTGTACGTCATCAGGGAGTTCTCCATTTGAAGAAGCTTTCTTTTTCTGTTTGGCCACACTTTCTATTGCTTGTTCTAGCGATGTTGCGGATTCTAATTCAGATTGAATCGGTAAAGATTCCGGTTCGTTTTTGATACGCGTATTTTGTAATGCTTGTTCTTCCACAGCTTGATTGGTTAATTCCCTTTGATGTCTTTCCTGCTGAATGACATCATCCGATACGTTAGAAGTATGCCCCTTCGTCTTACGCAAATTTTGCACCGCATTCATCAAACCGTGGGCAAGCGGCGTAATAGCTGCCCCTGCTGCGGTCTCTACGCCAATCCGTTTTAAATGGTCTTCTACCGTCTGTTCCGGATTCACATATGCTTTGGCTGGTGTTTCTGCACCTGCAATCAGAGCACCTGTTACTGCGCCTTCTTTGGCAAATTGCCCTATCTTGCCAAGTTTAGAAGTATTTTCTCCCACCTTCGCAGCCATTCCCAGTTTCCCCGCTACGTTCGCAGCGCCTGCACCAGGAAGTACATAGCCAATCCCCGTTGATACAAAGTCAGCGACATTTTCTCCCACACCTTCACGATGATCTTGCCAATCTACCGCATCCTGTCCTCGTACTTTTTTCATGGCCGCACTTGGCGCATTGAGTAACGTAGAATCCATAGTACGATTCGCAAAGCGATTTACCTCTTTTGTGGCTTCACTTTTCCCGCCATCTTTCATGTACTCATCCCAAACTTGCTGACGAGTTTTACCTTCTGGTGGTTTAATCATTTCACCAAACTTTTGCGCGGCAAATTTCAAGTCACCAAAAAAACCCCCTTCCTGAGGAGGTGACTGTTTCGCGATACGATCAATCGTACCCATCATACGATTGGTACGACTAGCTTCTTCTTGTTGTTTCATCCAGTCTGTGGATATGGATTGTGAAATACTGTTAGCTGCTTTTATTTGATCTAAAAATGGATTTCTCTCTGGTGGTTTTCTATGATCCTCATTGTTCTTATCAAATTCAAGATTTTGATACACATTCTCTACTGGTTCATCTTCCTCACCATTTTTCAATGCGAAGATTTCTTTTTTCTTTTTTACAAGACTACCTGTATTTTCATTCCGAACTTGAATGGGTTGCGTACTTCTTTCATATTTATCTTGATTCCCACTATAATAATCCACACGACGAACATCTTGCTGAGCTGTATTTGAATTGAGTTCAATCATGCGTTGAAGCGTAGCACGCTGATTATCATCTAGACCACCATTGTCTTTTTCCCAATCCTTCACCATAGAAGAAGCTTGTTCTCTTTCTATGTCACTTTTCTTTTTACGAGGCATACTTCACACTCCTTACCAAAATCCTTTCGGCCCAAACTGTTTCAACAAAGAAGAAGACTCCCATGGTTTCCTCAATAACAGCGACTCCACATAAGATGGTGCTTTCTTTACTTCTTCCTTCTTTTGTCCATATGCATACGGGGCATTATTTGGGTTACTGTACCAATTAATTTGATCGCGTGTATAACCATTCAATGAAGATTTTGAGCTTACACTTGGTGAACTGCTTGAAGAACTTCCACTACTTGACGTTCCTCGCGAGCCGCCACCTCCACCACTATTTCTAGAGGCGGCTGCTTGCTTTTTTAAGTTATACTCCTGTTGCCAATGGCTATCAGATACACCATCTCTCCCAGAACGATAATTGAATTCTTGTTGCCAACGATTGTCGGATACACTGTCGCGACCGGCCCGGTAATTATAATCTTGCTGCCAACGGTTATCCGATACACTGTCCCGACTTACTTGATAGTTATAATCACGTGTATCTTTTTGTTTCCCATAATTAAAACGACTCAAATCGAGATTGTAATTCCGATTATCATTATTTACGGAGTGATTAAATCGGCTCACATCTAAGTTATAATCACGCAAGTCTTTTTCCTTTCCATAATTAAAACGATTCAGGTCTAAATTATAATTTCGATCATCATTTTTCATTTGATAGTTAAATCTATTTTTATCAAGACTATAGTTTCTACCATCATTAAAAATCGTATAATTAAAACGCTGTTGGTCTAAATCATAATTTCGATCATCATTTTTCACGGTGTGGTTGAAACGATTGATATCCAAATCATAGTTTCTATCATCATTTCGAACCGTATGGTTAAAGCGATCCCTATCCAAACCATAATTTCGATCATCATTTTTCACTTGATGGTCAAATCGTTTGTTATCAAATTGATAATCTCTCCAATCTTTGTCTTTCGTATAATCAAACTTATCACGCTCTAAATCACGATTTAATGTGTCATTTTTCTGTTGATAATTGAAGCGCTCTTTATCAAAATTATGGTTTCGTAAATCATTTTTCTGTTGATAGGCAAAACGGTCTTGATCCATCTTCATTCCTTGTTCTCCACTCCATTCCTGAAACGCCTGTTGGCGTTCACGGAAACCAAGGTCTTGGTCACGTTCCATCAGTTGGCGAGCTAAAGAAGCAATTTTTTGTGTACGCTCTGCCTCTAAATTTCCTCTTTGTGATAAACCTGCAATCGCGATTTTATTCATCGCATCTTGTGATAAACCCGAGCTTCCCATCCCTCTTGCAGCTGCTTGTTCTGCTGCTTGCGTTTGACTATCCGCTACACTCGTTTGCATGTTTTGCAATGCTCTTTCATATAAAGAACCCAGCTCGTCATTCGCTTGTAAGCGTGCATCTTGCATACTTAAATTACGCCGTTCTGGCGTTGTAAACACTGGATAATTCGTCATACAAACTCACCTCATCCCATTGAAATAGCCATATAATGAAAAGCCAGTGAAGTATCTCTTGTTGTATTCTTATTGTGCAAAGTAAGTGTAAAAGAAGTTACCGTAACTTGTGAAAGATATACCACGATGTCTCCTGTTCCAATATCTCCATTCGCCGCTGTCACTGTAACAAACGGAATTTGGGAAAAGGCAGGAGTAAATAAGATTTGTTTCTGCAACGTTTGCCCACGACTTATCTGAATAAACTCTGTCTTTCCCACTCGTATGTTATTTTTATAGAACCCATACTCATTTAAATTTTGTAAAATCCCATCATTGTCATTATGAGCATTAATTAAATTCGTAAATTCTTCATTTACTTGCCCAGATGAAATGGTTGTACCTGGCATAAAATTATATTTTCTTTGAATTTGTACCATAGGACGTCTCCTTTCTTCTTTTCAATTCATACTGAACCCCGATGCCGTATACAACAAAAGGACGTATATGAGTTACGTCCTCGATAATCATGCCTATTTTTTTCGTTCGATTATTTACCCGTAGGCGATTAATATACATTTCGATTCTATCAAATGTATTCTGGTCCCAAATCGCTTCATCCCAATTGGAAACATTCGCAGCATTTGGTCTTGTACCATCTACCTGCTTGGTTTCAAAATCTAATTTCACTCCTAACCGATACCCGTTGGGTTGATTACTATGCAACCATATCCGATGAATCTTTTTGTCTTGTGTCATCAAACCAAAATCAAAATACTTGGTTTCCATGCGAAAAGGAATCGGCTTTCCATCATCATGATATTCAGGATGAAAGACATACGCATTTTTATTGCTTCCAAAATAAAAATTCCCATCATAGTTTACGAATACATCCGCTTTGATATTCGAATAAACAGTCCAACACACCAGCAATTCATCATAGACAAGTGTTTTTCCATTTGGAAAAGATAGATAGTACTTCCCTTCAAAATAACCTGCAACAGCTTTATTTTTTTCTGTAAGTGGGATCGCACGCATTGTCGATTCTATTTGCTTGGTTATAATTTGTGCACTTACCATATTAAAGTCATTCGCAAATAATCCATATACATGTGTATCACTCAAATAAAAAATTTGATTTCCAACTACTTGAATACTCTCAGGTGCCATACAGCCCGTTGGTGTATTGATCTTTACTAATTCATAATCATATGTTGTTTTTCCATATAAAGCCCATATGGAATGCCGGCAGAAGATAATTAAACTATTTCGAAACGTTACCAGCCCTACGATTTCATCATTTTCATTACTTGCCACATCAAAAAAATTAATGGCGGGAAAATAATCATATACAGCGTATCCAAGTTTGGGATCGATGTGGGAGAATGAAACCCGATTCTTTATGTCATGACCCACAACAAATAACCGCCCGCCAAAGAAAGCCATGTATTTGCAGTTAAATAAAGAACCTATATCATTCAATCCTGGATTTCTTTGTTCATCCGCCGTAGGTACATATGCTGTTACAGATGACAATTGATTTTCAGCATACACTTTTAGAGAAATATTATTGGCAACTAAAACAACACGGTTTCCTTTTCGGTCTTTCATCGTGATAAAATTCGCTCTGTCACCAGTAGAGGGCGGACCTGGGATATCAACAAAGAACTTCCCATTCCATCTCCTCAAACGGTCACCCATCATCAATAGCTCATTTGTGCCATCCGACTTGAGAAATGTATAGGCACCTGTTATCTTATCTCCTACATAAGCAACTTGTTTATAACCTGTTCGTTTCCGAATTTCCCCCACACCAATCACTGCATTTTCTATTTTACTTAGTTCTTTATCCCCAATTACATTTGCATACACTGTATCATTCAATCCCATTGAAAAATCTTTGAATTCAGCAGTATCCTTCACTCCTCATCACTCCCTTTCAATCCGCAAGGAAGGTAGGAGCATCACTATACTCGTGGATGGTCTTCATTCGCACACCTGACCTCTTTACTTTCCGTTTCTCACGAAAGACGGCATATTGTTGCCTACGTTGTTCATATCGCTGCATACGATCTGGCCTATCCGCATAATCTCCATCCATAAACTGTAGTTGTCCAACAGCGTATAAAATTAATAAATCGTGATAGGGACTATCAATTTCAGGTACATCTTCCATTCCTTTTAGATGACTTAACTTTTTATAATAATAGACCTCAATAGGTTGTTGACTCCCGCCTTGTAACATCAATTCATTTCCCCACACCCAATACCCTTGCTGATTTTCTTCCCCTACAGGTATACGCGGAAATACTTTGTTCGTTTGCATCACTCGTTCTATATCTTGTACGTCATTTGGTAATTTGTATGGATATGTTAAAGTGGCTTTCTTTTCTATCCTTGCAATCGGGGTGATATCATCTAATGCACGATTGAGCCAATGTTGAATATCTCCATTTTCAAAAATGTCGTCAACATCCCGGTTCACTTGCAGGATTAGTTCTTGCAGATTCACTATGATTCCCCCCCACATTTACACCCTGTACATATTTTTGTACGCCATCCACACGGCCATATGCATGCGCGTTCCAAAATGCTTCTTTTGATTCTCTCGCATAATCTTCCGCTAGATCATTCAGTTTTCTTTCTTCTTCTTTTTGTCTCTTTTTCTCAGTATCTTCCACAGTTTGAACAGCGGAGAATCCGTTCACTGTATGGATTCTCTTAATGTGGTCTATCGTACGAGAATCTAATTCTTCAAATCCGATTTGTGGAATTTTCATAATCGACATATCTAATAGTCCATCCATAATGACATGTTCCCCATTTTTAGGATTCCACATAAGATACAAGTGGGGATCATAGGATTGTAACTGTTCTTCCACATGATAGATATCATTTAAAAATGTTCGCTGAAATCCACGTCGTTCATACACGCCCATGATCTATACCTCCGTGAAGTTTAAAAAAGAGGAGCTAGTCGCTCCTCTCAATTTATTTCGTATATCCAGTTGCTTCTTGCACGTCTGACAGTTGCCAGAAGGCATTACGTGCGTGACATACCATTGTTTCTAACATATACGCGGTCGCTTCATATGCCGCTTTATTCGGTACACGCGAGAACATCGAACCATCCTCTTCCATGAACTGAAGGTCCGCTACACGGTATAATCCTAAATCGTCATAATTTCCTCCCCACACAATACCTGCCGGCATATAACGGTCTACTAAGAATGGTTTTCCATCAAACTCTAATGCAGAATAGCCGCCTTCTAACTGCATTACATTTGTGTAGCGTTTATTTGTAGTCAGTACAGCCTCGTATGCTGCACGTACACCATGCGAACCCATAAGAAAGTCTGTTTCTTTTCCACTCACAATAGATGTTTCATCCATCACTAAACGTAGTAGCGCATCGGAAATCGGACGAGCCGTTCCATTATTGGCAAACATATTTGCTTTCCACCATGTATATGTGGAAGGATTTAACCCTTGTAAGATGAGCTTATCATCAATAATTCCATTTAACCCCATTGGCTCTAAATTAGAAGACCCAGCTGACACAATGCCATCTGTTGCCGCAGTTGCAACTGCAGCACCATCAATCGTAATGGTAGTCGCTGCACGATCAATTGCTGTAACAGTTCGATTGCTGGTTGTCACGCTACCTGTCGCATTGACAATATCTACTTTTTGTCCAACGAAGAATCCCTTCACACTACTTACCACAAGTGCATTCGCAGCCGTTGCCTGTGCGGTACAATTCGCAATACGTCCTGAACCATTACCGAAGGTAACACGTGCACGGAAGTTCTTCATATCCGTTGTTAAACCTTTTACCTCAGATTCTACTGCACGAAGATAAGACGTTTCATTTTTCTTCGATGATTCAATGGTTTGTACGGTAAGTTCTAAACGACCAGCCACCATACGTACTGTACCTGTCGAGCTCTTATACGCTTGTTGCCCCGCTGTTGGTAAGTTACCATTTTCAGCAACTGCTCCAACCCCCGTGTTACGTCCAAAGTGGTGAGGAATTAAGAAATTCGAACCATCACCATTAATCTTTTCCACTTTCTTTTCTAACTGTGAAACGATGTAGTTCGCATTGTTAATCTGTTCTTTAATCCCTGGCAAGTAATCGATTTTTAAAACATCCGCTAATGTCGTTAATGTAGCACCCATAAGTAGGATACCTCCTTAAATTTGTTGGTTTGCTGATCGTAATCGTTGTAATGCTCTTTCACGCGCCACTTTAAAATCTGTAGTTGGTTCATCCGAGACAAGTCCTGTTACACCAGGACCTTCCACCTTCGGCGCTTTCTTACTTTGTAAATATTCTTGAATGGCCGTTTCTTTTGCTGAAGTAAGCTGTTCTTCTAACTGCTGCGCACGCATGGCGTTATACGCCACTTCAAAATTAGGAACATTTTGTTCCACCATAAATTGTTCTAACGCTGCTGCATCTGCGCCTTTTTCTTGCGCGAATTGCCCTAACGCTTGAGTGAATCGTTGTGATAATTGGTGCTGTTCACGCTGATATTCCAGTTCTTCTGCTCTTTGTGCCTTTGCTTCCAGACTCTCTAATTTCTGCTGAATTTCAGGCGTCACACCAAACTTTTCAGCACGTTGTAATAAGTCTTGTTGTTCAATTGCTTGCATCATACTATCAAGATCGTTGTACCCTGCTTGTTGTTGAAAAAAGTTAATCGCACGATCATACTTGTCATAGTTACCATATCGTTCAGAAACTTCTTGTTCCCAACGCTGACGTTCTTCCATAAGAGCCGCTTGTGTACGTTCTTGTAATCTCTTCGCAAAAGCTTGAGATTGTTCAATATTTTCTGGTGGTTGCCCTTCTGGATTATTTTCTATTGGCGGTTGCTCAATTTGTTCAGGTGGATTTGTGACCTCACCTGCACCTTGTGGAGGTGCGCTTTCCCCACCTTCAACGCCAGAAGATGCAGTTTCAATTACTGCTTCTCCGCCACCTTCCAAACCATTAAAGAATTGAAAATTACCTAAACGTAAACGAAATGGTTTTAACATATTTCTTTCCTCCTGTGGGTGGGCGCAAGTCCACATTCAACGCCCGAATTTTTGTATATAAAAAAGCCGCTTTTTATAGCGACTTACTTAGCTAATTCACATTGCAATCTGTAGCCCTCTAAATGCCAAATCTTATCAACAATTCGGTCTTTGCAACATTCAATTCCAATGTTTACATCATAATTAGTAGGGTCAACACATGCACTGGATTCCGTCAGAATGAAACCATTCGGTAATTTAGCAACAACTACTGTACATTTACCGTGAAACTCTTCTACCGTCCACTGTGTTTTATCTAAAATAGCGTTAATATCTTCTTGTGTAATTTTATTTTTCATTATTCAACCACCATCCAATCCTCTGCTAACACATCAGAAGTGCTAGGGGACCATGTAGCAACATCGTTTTGGGCTGTTTTCAATGCAAGATATGCACGATACGGGACATTTTCTCCGCCAAATGCTTCTTTCATAATATCTGTAGCTGGTGGATATGATGCAGCAGGCACATAATAAACAAACATACATTTCCCGTTCCAACCTTTACGTGCAATTTTATTCCCTTTTTTAACTGCTTCAATTGCTTGTCCGAATTTCATCATTCAACAACCTCCCAATCTTCTGCTAACATATCTGTTTGTGATGCTAACCAAGGAACAAATGTATCATCAACTGTTTTCATACCAATCCAGGGGAGGAGTCCTTTGCATTTGTTACCACCTACCACCTCAAAAGAGATATCAAACTCCCCCTGCTTTACGAGTCTTACCCACATACCTACATCATTCCAACCTTTACGAGCCACTGTCTTACCTTGTTTCAATGCTTCAAGCGCTTGGCCAAAAGTCATTATTCTACAACCTCCCAGTCATTTGCGAACATATCCAAGTTGGTTGGCTTCCAACCTACGGATATTGTATTCTGCGCGGTTTTAATAGCAATTGAATCCTCAAATCGCGGTTCCCCTGCATACTCTCCATATCCATATCTAAACGCGGTAGAAAAATCGTTCCCGTTAACCAGATACAGAAACATCCCTTTACCATTCCATCCGGAACGAAATACCCTTTCTCCTTCTTTTAACCGATGCAATGCCCAACCAAAATCACCAATAGTTAAATCCATTTATCTCTCACCCTTCTGCACTTGTTTTTCTACTTTCTTTTCTTCAATATCTAATTTACGATGTTGTAACTGTAAGTCTTGTTCTTTCATAGCTTTCTGCGCTTCTTGCATGTGTTGTTCTTGTTCCATCTGCTGCCTTCTATCCGCTTCCATTGGCGCATTGAGTGCCTCCATATGTTGCTGTACATGGTCATCAACTAACTGTTGCACTTCAGGCGGTAATTCATCGTATAAGCTTGATTTTCGGAATGCATTATGAATATATACATGCACTTCATGGTCATAAAAATCACGCACCTGCGGTGTCGCCAGTGGTAGTTGTGGAGGTTGCATGCCAGCCTGCATGGGGTCTACACCTTGCGCTTGCATCGCTTGGGCTTGCTCCTCAAACTGTTGTTGCTGGATGCTGTATTGTTGCAATGCTTGTAACGACTCTGGATTCTGTGCAATTTCCTCGAACTGCTTGTTTTCCATTTTTGCTTTGTTTTCATCAAGCTGCTGCATTTCAAACAGCTCATTACTATCTCCCATACCCATTAATTTTAAAAATCCTTGGGTATCTGGTGAGCCGTCTTTCTTAACAATTGCCCCTTTATCCCACATGGTCATAATGCGGTCTTGTTGCGCCGATTTCATTTCAGGGAGAGAAGAACCTTGAATAATATTAATGTCCTCTCCACCGCTTAAATCAGACCCAGTAAAGCTTACTAATTCAATATCATTATCCGGACCAAGAATACGGGCCATACGTTCCTCTGTATAATGTTTCTTCATCAGCAACAGTACACGTTGCAATAAACGCTTCATCCCATGCTCATAGTTTTGAGAAGAAACGGCAAGCTTCTCATTCTCCTGTTCTACCATGAGAGACAATCCGCTATACGTATCTAATCCAGACGGCAAACGTCCTTGTGAGATTTCACGCGCACCTGATAAATCGTCGATATCAGCATCATGATTATTTAAGATACGATCATAGAAGGACGGGATATCTGGCGCACCAACTCTTTCCGGTCTCACACCCTCTATCGGTGTATAGTGAACAATTCCACCTTCTTCATTTGTAATTTCATCTTCATCCACACTTGACCCCATGGGCACAAGCCACATACTATTCCCCATTTTCCTTGCATGTGTGGCAAACATAGAGCGCATAATATTGATTTCACGCTGAATCGGCAACATATCTTTAATAAATGCTTCCGCTTTTACGCTCCCTGGTATCGGAATATCACCAAAGATAAAGAAAGGAATGTCCCCAGCATTTTCGTCTATATCCAGCAATTGTCCACCTGCAATCGTAACTTTCAATCCATTTGGATGCTTACCACACGGTTTTACCCACATTTCATCCACCATTGCCATGTTGGGGCGTTTTTTACTAGTCGAGTTGAATCCATTTTGTGGTGTCACATCAAATGCAGCCGCAAACCCTACATTCTCATCAGCAGCGACATCTTTTCCGTAGCGCTCTTTAATGTAATCAATATCACGTGGCTTTCTTTCCACAATCCAACGAATCTCTTCGTCCATTTCAGCGGCGGGGTCAATGTATACAGTGAGCGGGTCACAAATACGACACCGAATTTCACCCGTATATAAACGTTGCATATCTTCCTCAAAACCAACTTCGCCTTCCCCTGGCGTAATATCTTGACCAGCTTCCGCATCAAAATATACTTTTGCGGCACACCAGCCTTTTACACCGTTATTCAGGAAAATATCACGTGTTTTACGATCCATTCCTGTTTGTTCCCACCAATATTTAAGAAATTTTGATGCTGCTTTCGCAATTTCAATGCGTGTTTCATCGTTACTATCAGGTACAACATCGAATTTCACGCGATTTTTAATTTGTTTCGCGAGCTTGACCATCATACGCGGTCTAATTTGGTTCACTGTAATGCGTTGTTCTCCATTTTCAAGAGGTGCAGTGATCATCTTTTTACTAGTTGGATTCCATACAAGCCACTGATTACCGCGATAATAGTTTACTTGTGCCATCATTTGACGTTTTTCTTCCCAGTCCTCGGCTTGGGTAATACGTTCTTCCACAAGAGACACCCAATCATCAGGACTTTTCTGTTCTTGCTTTTGTTCCTTTGGTTTATTGAGACCAAACAATGTTTCTCACCGCCTTTACATGAAAAAGAGCCTATACGTTTTGATACGCAAGCTCTTTTAAGATTTCTTTACTTTCGACTTCGACACTTTCTTTTCCGCTTTGATTTCATATCCTTCCACACACAGTTCTTTTATCTCTACAGGTGTATAGGCAAATGTCGGGTCAATTTCAGCTCTCTTTTCATACATTTCCTCATAATCATCCGCTACCGCGAATTTTTCAATACTACCTAACGTTAAATGAAACACTCTAGCCATATCGTGGCCACTCCTATTCTAAAT